AGAGAAGAAACAGTTGAAGTCGTTCAAAATACAGATTTTTCAGAATTTAAAACAGACATAAGAAATCAACAAAAAATGATGGAGATGACTGAAAATAAAAAAGAATATGGTTATCTTTCATCTCATTTGTTTTTAAGAGACACTGGACATCCAGCTTGGATTTGCTGGAAAATATTTAAGACCTGTCGACATGGTGACCCAATTTCAATAGAAAATTTATTTATGGGTAAAATGAATGCGAGTTATTATGCCCAGGAGTTGAATGTCTGTACCGGCAACCCTGCCTGTTTTTCCTTTTCCGACCCTCTCAAAAGCTGTTCTAATTCAACCATCCTGAATCTTTAATAAGCATAAATAGTTTGAAACGAGTTATGTGGAAATTATGCAGAGTTTCAAACAATATTTAAAAGAAGATAAGAATTTACATCTTGAGCATATTGAAGATGAGATTCTTAATAATGGAGTTGATGGCACCAGGCAATCAATACATTTTCTTAGAGGATTGAGAGATATGTTGGCTGGTTCTACAAAAAGTGGAAAGCAGGTCCGCATCACCGTAAAATGGGATGGTGCGCCTGCTATTTTTGCAGGAACTAATCCCGAAAATGGTAAGTTTTTTGTAGGAACAAAAGGTGTTTTTGCAAAAACTGCGAAACTTAATTATACAGTAGAAGATATTGATATAAATCATCCTGGGGATGGTTATGCGAGTTTAAATTACAAACTTAAACTTTGTTTACAATATTTGCCTGAGTTGAATATTGAAGGTGTTATACAAGGTGATTTGATGTATATACCCGAACAACTTGAAGATGAAACTATAGATGGTGTTGATTACATAATTTTTAAACCGAATACGATTGTTTATGCAGTCCCAAAAAACAGTGAGTTAGCTGAACAAATATCAACATCAAAGTTAGGCATTGTATTTCATACTAGATATACAGGTGATAGTTTACCTGAAATGAATGCAAATTTTGATGTTGATGTTTCAACTATGACTAAAACGCCAAATGTTTGGTTCAGAGATGCAAAATATGAAGATGTAAGTGGTTCTGCGTTAATGACGGATAAGGAAACGGCACAGATTACAGAAATTCTATCGGGTGCTGGACGAGTATTTAAACAATTAAATCCTGATGTATTACGACATATTCAAAATGATAAAAATATTAATATACAAATTAAAGCATACACAAATACAAAAATACGAGAAGGACGTCCGATAGATAATCCTATGAGTCATGTTACAGGATTGATTAAATATTTAAAAGATAAATTAAATAAAGAAGAGTTGAAACTCAAGACTGAAAAAGCACGATTAAAAAAACAACATTTACATAAAGAATTTTTAAAGTTTTTTCAATATAACCATAGACAACTTGCATTAATTTTTGAAATGCAAAATTTATTAATTGCATGTAAGATAATGATATTAAGAAAATTAGAACAGGTTAATACATTGACTAAAACTTTTATACAGGATAATGAGGGGTTTAAAGTGACAAATCCTGAGGGATTTGTTGCAGTTGATAAATTAAAATCAGACCAGTATGTGAAACTGGTAGACCGCCTTGAATTTTCAAGACAAAATTTTAATGCCGCCAAAAACTGGTCAAAGGGAGCATAAATGCTAGAACAAGAACAAGAACTGCTAACAACACTTGAAGGAAAAATGATAGATATTGCACTTACTGAAGATGTTGATAGTAGATTGCGAAGATTAGCTACAAATGGTCTTATAGCCAAAGATGAGCTTGCTTTGTTTGTTAAATTGATGAAAGACCTTGAAGCAGAAAAAAAACCTACAATAACACAAAGACTCATGATTATGAGAATTTTTGATAAATTGCTTAAACTTATTATGGATAATAAGGAAGTTTATCAACGTGTATTAGCATCCGTCAAGAAAAAGAAAAAGTCTCAAAAAGAAGCATTTGATGCCTCTCATACTATTGTAGACCATGGAGGTAAACGATATTATATTGATGAAAATGAACAATTAATACCTTATAATTCTGAAATAGAAGATAATTTGGCAGCCCGTTCCGAAGGTCTTGGTCCTTTAAAATCCAAGAAAAAACTTTCTACTGTTTCACAAATTGCTTCACGTATGCAACAATCAAGTATTAGAACACCAACGGCTGTAGTAGCAGTTAGAGGATAATAAATATAATTATGAGATTAAAAGAATTACATGAACGTATAAGTAGAGAAAAGACCGCAGTTTTTACTTTTGGTCGAATGAATCCTCCTACTGTTGGACATGAAAAACTTTTAAATAAATTAAAAGAAGTAGCAAATAAAAATTCTGCTGATTGGTTTGTGTATCTTAGTTCTACTCATGACTCTAAGAAAAATCCACTTTCTTTTGAGCGTAAAATATATTATGTTAAAAAAATGTTTGGTAAAGAGGTAAATGAACATACATTTCCACAAGAAACTACTGCATTACATGCTGCTGCGGCAATACACGATAAAGGGTACAAAAAAATAATAATGGTTGTTGGTTCTGATAGAGTATCGAATTTTGATACTTTATTAAATCAGTATAATGGTCAGGATAAAGCTCATGGTTTTTATAAATTTGATAGTATAAAAGTAGTATCAGCAGGAGAACGAGACCCTGATGCAGAAGGGGTTTCAGGAATGTCTGCTTCAAAATTGAGAAATTTTGCAGTAAAAGGCCAGTTTGAACAATTTCAACAAGGTCTACTAGGATTGTCTGAAAAGGATGCCAAATCTTTGTTTAATGAGATTAGGAAAGGACTTAAATTGCAAGCAATAAGAGAAAAATTAAAGATTAAATCAGAAGTTGCTTCTGAAAAAGTTACAATAAGTGAACTTAAATTTTCGGATACGTTTAAAACAGAAAAAATACCAGTAAATATTGAATCGGTATTACGAAGAAAATCAGAAGTTTCTGGTATTGCATATTCTATATTAAAATCTATCTATGAAAAATCAATAAAGAAATTTAAACTTGGACATGAAATAGGGCAAATAAAAGAACAATATGCAATTCAACAAATTAATCAACATTTATTGGCCAATAATGCGACTAATGATATAAATGAAGATTTTAAACTTTGGATGGAAATGGATGAATCAACTGATGTTGTTGTAAGTACTCCAACAGGGAGATATACTACAAAAACATCTAGTGTGGCTCAGACAAAAAATAAGGAAAAACAGAAATTTAGGTCTGCACAAGATAGAGGCTCTGTGACAGTTCGTAGAGCAACTGGTAGAGAACAGAGATATCTTGATAGAGAGCAGGATATTCGTTCTGAAGATGCGCCTCCTGGTAGAGAGCATCAAGTAAAATCATTGAAAAAGAAAGTTGGAGAAAAGAAAGCATACGCATTTGCTTGGGCACAACATAATAAACATGGATTACCAGATAAAAAAGAAAATGTTGAATGGGTCAAGGAACTTTCTTCAAAAACATTAAAACGAATATCTTTAGAAGAATCGTCATTTGACCATCAAGTTGTATTACAACAACTTGGAGGTAGAAAATTTATGGCAATGACAGGTGCTAAAAACCTGACATTTAACAAAGAAGAATCTTCATTGAGTATGAAAATAGGGAAGAATTCTGCTGGAGTAAATCATCTTAAAATTACATTAGAACCAGATGATACTTATACACTATATTTTGGCAGAATTAGAAATTTAAATTATAAAGTTATAAGAACGGTTAAGGGTGTATATGCTGAAGCACTACAAAATGTATTCACCGAGGTAACTGGAATGTATACTAGTTTATAGGAAAAAAACTATGTTAAAATTTAATACACTTCATGACGGGGCATTTACACAACATGACCCACTTGCAGACGCATATCAAAAAATAAAAGAGCAGGGTGATGTTCATGTTCACCATTATCCAAAAGGGGAAGCCCCTGACGATAAAAAGAAAAAAGAAAAAGAGGCTAAAGAAGCTGAGAAGAACGGTAATGGAAATGGTAATGGTGGGACTGCTTCTGCGCCTCCACAAGAGGAAGGTCCACCTCCTCCAGAAGATTCAGGAAATCAAATGCCTAAATTTTCTAAAGATGAAGTAAAAAGAATTAGATTAATTCTCAAAAAGACTAAAGAAAAAAAAGAATCTGAACAGAAATTAAGTAATAAAAAAGACAAAGTTAATACAAAACCAAAGCTGAAAGATGTTAAGATTGATGAAGTGGCCATTAGAAAATCATTGATTCGTGGTGTAAGTGGTGGCCAGAAGTCACCATCGGCCAGGAACAGTTCAGGCATAGATTTGAGTAGGGTATGGGACAAGCTGGAGGATTTAACGGGGAATACTATTAAGGTATCATATAAAAGTTCTATGGGGTCAAGTAGAGATAATGAAGAACTTAAAATCGGTAAGAAAACTTCAGTTAAAGGAGTGCGGAAAATATCTTTAACACATGTTGACAACCCTAAAGGCATGAAGTATTTCTTTTATAACAGAAATGATAATGTATCATTTGCAGTAGGAGATATGGCAGCAACGCTAACATCAATTAAAGGCCTTAATCCACTTCCTGAAGAAGTTGAGATTGATGAAGAACAATTAGCGGGTTGGATTGCTGTTCATAATCGTAAAAAATTAGAGATTAAAAAACATGAAGCAGATGGTATATATGGTGCTAAACAGTTAGCCATTAATCATTTCAAAATACCTAAATCTAAACATCATACACTTGCCATTGAACCTGCCTACGAATCATATATGGAAGATGTTAAGATTGATGAAAAATGGAAAAAGGGCACTTATACAATGAAAGATGGCGAAACAGGTAAAGTACTTGGTACGTTCAAATCTGGAGCGGCGGCTCAAAGACACCACAAGCGGCTTATACAAAAAGGAGATTATGATAACATTAAAGTTGAGATTGATGAAGAATTTGAGATTGATGAAGCATGGGAAGCGGGTACAGTTTATCATCAGGATTATGGAGGTGGTGAAAGAACATATTTTAGAGCCGATGTTTTACAAAAAAATAAAAGATGGAAAGGGATGTCTGTAGATGAGGTTGGTGGGAAACAAAAGAAACCAAAAAATAATACAGCAGATGAAACAGTGCGGGGATGGGAAATGACTTCAAATAATGAGATACCAAAAGGATTGAAAGAAGAAGTTGAGATTGATGAAGGAAAATTAGGAACAGTCAAACTCAATACAGGCGATGTTGTGTCCGCTAAAATGGGGAAAGGATATAGTTTCAAAGGTGATGAGAATATGCAAGCATATAAGTTTACTAATCGAACTCAAGCACAAAAACATGCTGAAAAGGTTGGTGGTGAAGTAATTAAACCTGGTAGAGTGTTTTATGTGAGAATGAATGAAGAAGTTGAGATTGAAGAAAATGCAAAAAGTAAGTATCAACTATATCATAAGACATTTTCAGGCGCAATGCAACATGCGTATGATGTTGCAAAGCAAAGAGGGTCTACAGTCGACCCTAATGAAATTGACAATAAAGTTGCAACAGGTCCAAAAAAACCTTCTAGCGGCAAAACCAATCGTTATATTTTAGGTACGGACACGAAGAAAAAATTGCATGTTCAAGTTGCAAACCTAGATAATAGACAATACGAACTCAATATGTATATTGAAGAAGTAAACCCAGAGGAGAAAATTAAAATGGAAAATGCACTCAAAACTTTTAATGATGGGGCATTTACAAATAATGACCCATTGAAAGATGTTTATGCTAATATGGTAGCAAATTATAATGAAGTTGATCCTTATAGTGGTAAAGAGATTGATAAAGAAGAACAATTGAATGAAGTTGAATTGGCAGAAAAAGTAAAACTTGAATGTCAAGAATGTAGTAAAAAATTCTCGAAAGCAAAACCAACATCAAGCACTCGGTGTCCTAAATGTGGAGGAACAGATATTGATTTGGCGGAAGCAAGGGAGAGACCTACTGACACACGAGATAAGCAGTATAAACGGTATGAAGGTCAAAACGAACATGGTAAAGCCGCAGTATATGCTTGGAAAAAATATCATGATAGAAATAATCCTAAAGAAGTTTCACATGGTAAAGATTTAGACTCCATTAATACACGACATGCTGAACGTGGGCATTTATCTCATGAAGATGGTCAAAAACGATATAATATTTCCAAAACTTATACCGATAGAATGCATGCCAAACATAATCAAACAGAAGAGATTGAACTTGATGAGATACGCTGGGATTTGATGGATAAAGGCCCAGAGCCAACTGCATCAGTTATTAAGAGTGTAGGTAAACAGTTAAGGGATTATGCACACAAGAGTGGTAGTATAGATAAAGATGATTTCCTCGCAACGGCAGATATACTGTTAAAAGGAAAACTCCCAAGAGAAAAACAAATTCCTCAAGATACAGACCCAAGAGAGTTTGTGCATGACCTTATGGCCAAGACATTCGGATGGAAATTTGTAGAACAAAAATATGGTGTTACATTTAGTCAAAGAAGAAATTACAAAGAAGAAGTTGATATAGAAGAATCTGACATGCCTGCGGCCAGATCATCTAAGCAGTATAGACGGTATGAAGGTCAAAACCAACATGGTAAAGCCGCAGTATATGCTTGGAAAAAATATCATGATAGAAATAATCCTAAAGAAGTTAGTCATGGAAAAGAGTTGAAGGACATTAATAAACGACATGATGAACGTGGACATTTATCTCATGAAGATGGTCAAAAACGATATAAGATTTCTAAAACTTATACCAATAGAATGCATGGCATATCTGCTCGAACAGAAAATATTGAAGGTACCACACAAATTGGATGGGTAAATGAACTTACTTCAAAATTTTTAATGAGAGCATCTAAAGTGGCAGGAAAAAAAGCAGATGATGCTTCAGTCAATAAAAATTTTATTGATGTCGGCGGTAAAGAAGCACGTAAAAGGACTGACCAAAGTGTTAAGTTTCATAGAGTTGCCCTTGATAGAAGGGTAAAGGAAGATATTCAATTTAATGAAGATGCTAAAATGGGAAGACAGTCAGATGCACAATTGAAAACATTACATACAAAATTCTCCTCAATGGACCTATCTTCACCAGCGAATAAGCATTTTCATAAACGTATTGAAAAGGAAATGGAAAAAAGAGGTTCTTCTTCTGTAGATGCTTCTGAAGAATATGTAGATAAGTATACTTCTAAAATTGATAAGTTGAAGCAACGGCATATAGATGAAGCAAAAACGCAACAACTAATTGAAGACATTATAAGTCAAGTTAAGAAATCAGGATTGCCTAATGTTAGAGTAAAACGTGAAGATGGTCGTCTGGAGTATGTTTTTGTTGAATTAGAAGGAAAAACTTTAGAGGTATTTCCAAGAGGCAATGGCCAAATTGTTTCTGATAAAAAACTGACTGTAACAGATGAGATGCTAGAAGGCGAAGGGGAATGGAATAAGAAAGCAAGGAGATATGATGTAGAAATGAAAACTAGGTCTGGCACTTACAGATATAATTTTCGAAATCTTGATACGCTTATAGACCTTATGAAAGAGGAGAATCTTATTGAGGATGGCCAAAGTGGTGCAGGAGAACAGGGTACGGCTGAATTGGTAAATAAATATAAAAAAGATACTCCTGGTGAGCCTAATGAAATGATTAAAGAAGGTGCCGTGACAATAGATAGTGACGATGATTTTAGGAAATTTGAACATATGGTTGAATATTTGATGGGAGTTTCTGTGAAATACCCTGAAAATTTTCAAATATTTCAAATTGAAGATACTTTAAATTATAGAATAGAACATGAGCATGGGCCTATTGCAACAATTACTGAAACAGATGTGAGAAATTTTATGGGACCAAATGTAGATATGGAAATGTTTATTGATTTGGCTAGAGGTTGGGGATTAAACATTACAACTCCTGAACAATCTCATGTAGTTGGAGACCAAGGGCCTGATGACCAGATTGTGAAAAAAATTGGTAGTGCCTATAACGAATCTGTAAAAAGACAAACCCCTCAAGAATATGCTGATGAATATGCTAAGAAATATGGTATAAATTCTGCAATGGAACAAATGAGGAAAAATATAGAAGAGGTTGCAAAAAGGATTTAATGTTATCAGAAGAATTAGAACTTCCTCAAATATATTGCGATATGGACCAAGTATTGGTTGATTTTTTAGGAGGTGCGGCTGATGTTTTAGGAATGGATTTTAGGGAAGCAAATAGAGATACTAGATGGAAATTGTTAGATGCACATCCTGATTTTTTCTTTAATTTGCCCCCTATGCTAGACTGGAAAATATTATGGAATTTCATTCGTAAATATGACCCTTTTATATTAACGGCAGCTCCTAGTTCTAGTTTTGATAAGGCATCTATAGATAAGAAGAAATGGTGTAAAAAATATCTAAAACTAGATGAATCAAGAGTTTATACAGTCCATAGACAAGATAAAAAACATTTTGCTAAAGATGGAAGAGATGGTCGACCTAATATATTAATCGATGACCATCCTAAAAATATTGGTGAATGGAAAGACAGTGGAGGAATAGGTGTATTACATATGCCTTTTAATGCTAAAGATTCAGTTAAACAATTAATAACTATAGGATTTGGGAGAAGATAAAATGGCAGAAGAACAAGCGGTAGAGGGCATAAAAGAATCATTATTGCGCCGTCTCGGAGAAGCAGGAAAAATAAAGGATATTACTAATCTAACTGAAGAGGATAACAGATTACTAGACGCGGTCATCGAAGCAACGAAGGAGAGCGGGGAGTGGGCACGGCGGGAACGAATCCTCTAGACGTTTCAACGCTGGTCGGCAGGCTCGGAGCGTGACCTATAAAAAGTTAATTTTTTAATATATTATATTTAATGGAGATATTATGGATTTGAATGAAGGTAATATATCATTGTTAAGTGATGATGAATTGACTTACACCGAGAAAGGATTTGTAGATAGACTTTTATTGAAAAAAGTTGAAATTGATGAACTGTTTGCTAAACAATCTAAAGACTTGGATAGTGTTGTTCGTCAAAAAGAAGAACTAAATAAAAGAGAAGAAACTATACAATATGAATTAAGTGGTTTACATGGTGCTAGAGTAGTTCTAGACCAATTAATAAACGAAAACCAGGTCGAGACCGAACAAAAAAATGAGGAACAATAAGACATCCCTCTTATTGGTCCTTTATATAATGAACAGTCTTGGTTGAGTCCCAACATTCTTAGGAGTAACAATGGCTGATAAAAAAATGACCGCTTTGACGGATTTATCAACTGCAATAGATTCTGCTGATATTTTGCATGTGGTTGATGACCCTACAGGTAGTCCTATAAATAAAAGTGTTTCCGTATTTAATTTATTCGGAAATCTAAAACATACATCAAATGCTGGCGATGCTTCAGGTAGAGCATTCACTTCATCAGCTTTAACAGTAGGTAATGATGCAACAACTGGTGATACAGTTGCTTTAAGCACATACACAAATCATACAAATGCAACAGGAACCACAAGAACGATTAATAATTTGTATGGTGCGAAATTCCAAGCAGATGTCAATGGAGCGGATGCTAACGTTACTGGTGTGGTAGCGGGAACATTAGTTACTGTTGATATTACAAACCTCAGTGAACAGTCACTTGCGACATCAAGAACAGCAGGGACTGCAAGAGCATATGGTATAAAAGTACTCATAGATGATTCCGCAGATTCCCGATTGGCGAGTCCGGACGCATTTATTTGTTTAGATGATACTGGTGGGGCGAGTTCTGATCATGAACCAAAATCATTTCCAGTAAGATATTTATTTGAATTAGGGTCTGTGAGTGATGGTTTTGTGGCTGCGGCTGCTAGAGCAAATGTTGCAGACGGCGCTCATGCCACCGGTAATAATAATGTATTGGTTACGACTGGAACAGCCGGCCCTGCTACGCTCGGCGCTGTTGATACATCAATTAGAGTTAAAATTAATGGTACTGAGTATTGGTTAGCGGCCACGAGTACATTACCAGCATAATAACCTTAAATAAGTAGGACTATGGCAGATAAACGTATCTCGGGTCTTACTGCAATGACCACTGTCAGTAAGGATGATATCCTTCTGATAGTGGACGACCCTGCAGGAACACCTACCAATAAAAAAATTACAATTGAGAAATTTTTCT